GATTTGGTCAAGAATGATAAGCATAAAAGAGTACAAACATCTGTATTGGCACAAGGTATTCAATATTCGTTACAACAAGTAACTAATGCTCCAATTCAAGTAGAAACTGCTAAGAATCTTAATGAAAGAGTTATTAGTATAGTTGGTTCACCACATTTGGATGAAATCAAAAGAATCAAAGCCACAATTGATTTATTGAATTCATCATTGGCAGAAGAAAGAAAGAAGGGTGAAGAACTATTGGGTCAAAGAGATACTGTAATTGATAAGTTACAGAAGGAAAAAAGCGAATTAAAAGACAAATATGATGACCAACTTTGGCAAATGACTGATAAAGCCAAAGAAGTTGCAAAAGAATCTGATGCAAAACAAGCTACTATTGATAGTATGAGTGGTATGTTTGGTCTTAATGCAGTTTTCTGGGGTCTTAAAAAGTTTTTCTTTAGTTGTTTAACCGCAATTATTATATTTGTTGTAGTATTTGCTTTATTAAGAATATTAGCAAGTGTACATCCAGCAGCTGGTGCAGCATTTAGTATATTCAATATGATTGGTTCTGGAATTTTGAGTTTGGTTAAAGGATTAACACCAAAAGCATTTGAATTGGCTAATTTTGCATCAAAAGATAAAGTGGATGAATACAAGTCACCACTTACTAAGATAGTTGATGTAATTCAAGAACTCAAGGAAAAACAAAAAGAATCTCCTGACAAGATATATCCATTGAATGAAGTATTGAAAAGATTTGATAAAGAAATGGATAGCACAGAAAAAGACTTGATTGATGATATTCTAAAAGAACAAAAATGGATTAAATAATTTATGGATACTAATACTGTACACACTATTTCGCAACAAGTTTTGGAAAACACTGCTCAAGATATGACAGGCAAATATGTCTGGATGTTCTTGGCTGGTTTAGTTGTATTGATGTTCAAATCAAGCATTGAAAAGTTAGCTGCAGCATTGTTTATGTTTATAGGTTCTGACTATAAAGAAGATGATGTTGTGTATGTTGACGGCAAGCCTGGCAGAATTATTCGTGTAGGACTAACTAAAACAGTTTTCTTTATTTATGATGTCGTAGATGGCAAGGTTGTTAGTGGTAATAAATTGGTAGTTCAAAACGAAAGACTCGCAGGTCTTAATATTGAAAAACCTTTACCTAACTTGGACCTAAGTAGGTTCAAGAAAAACGACTAACAATGTTAAAATCATTATTATCACTACTATTAACTACAACAATATTTGCAGCGGAATTTGAATCGGTAAACTATTATTCAAAGAATTACCTATTTGACGCTCAAATATATTCCGTCAATACTTTTGTATCCGAAAACACACTTAGCCATCAACTAGGTGATTTTACGCCACACCTTGACTATGTACAATACCAAGGTTTGGATAAATATAAAGAAAGTGACTTTGGTTTGGGTAGTGAATATAAACTAACAGATAAACTAAATTTGGATGTAGGTAGTTGGTATTACTATTATTACAGTGCAGGTGATCATTACTTTGAACCATATGTGTCATTAACTTATGATTGGATAGTATCGCCAACATTGTATGTTAGTATGATAACATACAATAATACACCAAGAGCAACAGTTAGTTTTGATTATAACAAAGATTTTAATGAAAAACTACATTTGAATGTAAGACCAGTAATTGGTACTGCAGATTATGATAATAGATATGGTTATTATGGTATAGTATTTGGTTTGGATTACAATATATATAAGAACTTTACATTGTTTTCTATTACAGAAGTTGATAAACCATTTAGTTCTCCAGACAATAGTATTGTATACACTTATTCATTTGGATTAAGGATATCACTATGAAAAGACTTAAATTCAATTTAAGATTTGCATTATCTACCAGTACCATATTCATTTTGGCATTGGTAAGTGTAGTATATTTCTTTCTGTTAATATTTGCTATTGAAGATATTGCAAAAAGTAGTTTAAAAAGAAGTCTACATACATCTGTAAATGTTTGCAGTAGTATTCTTGACCCAGATGAAATTGATAGTCTTACTAAGTATGAACAAGAACAAAGTGAAATATTTATTAACTATAGAAAACAAATAGTAAGTATTAAAAATCAAATAGAAAATATTAAGTTTGTTTATATAGTAAGACAAACAGGCACAAATATTACTTATATAATGGATTGTGGTGATGATGTATCAGAACAGGCTAAGTTGGGAGAAGTATATGATGATGCTGGTGATGGATTAAAAGAGTTGTTTAAAAATCTAAAGGATGAAATACATTTTGAAAGTGATTATTATACAGATAAATGGGGTACATTTTTATCTGCTTATAAGCCTGTATTTAAGAATGGTAAGTTAATTTATGCTGTATGTAGTGATATTAAGTCTGTTGATGTTGATTATTATATAAGAGTTTATAAAATCAAATTTACATTTGTATTCATTGGTATGTTTTCTGTGATATTGCCCATTGTATTTTGGGTAACCAATACAATTAGAAAACCATTATATAAAGTAAGAGATGAAATTCTCAAGTTAAAAGATTTGGATGTAAATGAACACATTGACTTCAAGAGTAATATTACTGAGGTGAATGATATGATTGAAGCAACGGATAAAGTTAAAACGGGTTTAAGATCATTTGCTAAGTATGTACCAGATAAAGTTGTAAAACAACTGATTACACAAGGTAAAGATGCAAAAATTGGTGGGGAAAAAGAATATGTAACAATATTATTCAGTGACATTGAAGGATTTACATCCATATCAGAAAATAATGATGTACATGAAGTTGTTACATCATTAAATGAATATTTTGATATCTATGTAAAATGTTTAGAAGAAAGTGGAGCAACCGTTGATAAATTTATTGGTGATGCTGTAATGGCATTTTGGAATGCTCCAAACAAAGTTGAAAACCATGAATTTGTTTCGGTCAAAACTGCAATGGAAATAGTCAAAGAAATAGATAATTTAAACCAAAAATGGAAATCTGAAGGTAAGAAATTTATATTTAAAACCAGAATAGGTATCAATTCTGGTGAAGTTATTGTGGGTAATATTGGTTCAACCAATCGTATCAATTATACTGTTACTGGAGATCCAGTTAATTTAGCCTCCAGATTAGAAGCAGCAAATAAACAATATAATACCAAAATTTTAGTAAGTGAAAGTATATATAATAAAACAAACAATCTAATTGATTACTATTATATAGATACAGTGAAGGTAAAAGGAAAAGAAGTGTATGTAAAAGTATATCAACCTGTTAAACTTAAGTAACAAATTATGAAATTCGCAACACCAAGAAGTATTAAAAATGTATACTTACAACTATTCAACAAACATGATGAAAGATTATTAGTGCTTTATGATTACTTAATTAACATTTGTAATTATGGTGACGATAAATATCACAAATTAGAAACAAAATACCACGATTTATATCACTTTTTAACAAGCACATCTGTATTTCTTGATGTATATGCTAGTATTGTGAATAAAGGTATAATTAAGTTAAATGAACAAGATTTCTTTTGTGGTGTTGTTGCGGTAATGTATCATGACATAGGTTTCTTAAAGTTAAAAGAAGATGAAAATGGAACGGGAGCACAATATATTAATACACATGTAGAAAGAGGATGTCACTTTATAGGTAATAATTTTGATGATATATTAACTGATGATGAAAAGAGTAAAATTTGCAATTTAATAATGGTAACGGATTATTTTAAAAAGGTTGAAAATTTAGAAATAGATCATGTTGGTGCTTGTGTTGCTTTGGGTGATTGGTTGAGTCAAATGGGTGATGAACAGTATGTAGAAAAACTAAGTAAGTTGTATCAAGAATTTGATGAATTTCAAAAGTATCACAATTTGAATATGTACAATGGGTTACAAGATTTGATAGGCAAAACACCAGGATTTTGGTATAAATTGGTTAAACCATTGCTTGACAGTAAATTTTATGCGTTATATGAGTATACATCCAGTAATTACATAGTAATGGTTGAAAATAATATTAACCGATTAGTTAAAGAATATAACTTAAATCATGTAATCTAAATTTTCATCACATCTTTCAAATACACATTTGATATTTTCGGGCTTTCTTCTGAATCTACCCAATTTGGGATGTTCACTACTATATACAGTCAATCGTTGACAAGATAGTGCATATCCTATTAGATCTCTGCTCAATCCATTTCTTTCATGGGTTACTATCATATAGTTTTCATCTGGTACATCCAATTCAAATGTAGTCACTATTCTATATGTCTTTTTAACACTCTTGGGTTGTAACGGTTGATTTTCCATACACAAATATATAATATTAAATTTAGTATAAAAACAATTATAAATCCTATTTATGTATAACAAAGGAATACTATATGAGACAAATTGGAGGAATCGTAAGCTTAAAACCAATCGGAATTATGTCAAATAACCCAGGCATGAGTGCAGGTCAAATTGAAGCAAATCAACTTGCAGCAGAACAAAGACAAGCACAACAACAAGCCAGAGTTGACGCATTGGTTGATAAATTGGCACAACAACATCAAGCCAATCAAATGAAACCAATTGATCCTGGTGCAACAAAAAGATGGTCTGTTAAATATTAATTTTTTAAAATTGTATCTGTTATATGGGCAAAGTATCTTTAAGTAATAAAATTGTAGAAGAACCGTTACCAGTAAAAAAGAAAATAATGTTGCCTGTTCTTACTAAAAAAGAATGGATTACATTCGTTTCATATAGCATTTGTTTGCCAACTATTGGTATTTTTATTGGTTATCTTTTATTCAAAGATATAAAAACAATCAATTCTCTTGATATATTACATAATGAATTGAATAGTAAATTACAAATAACATCCAAACAATTAAACAAAATTGACGACGAAGATTTATATAAAGTTGTAATGGAGAAAAAAGGTAAGAAAATAGAAGAATTAAAAGAACAGTTAAACGATATAGAACAATTCAAGATTAAACAATCAAACGAAGTAGTACAATTCGTAAATAATAAAAAAGATGAATTAAAAAAGAAAGAAATCTTATATCATAGATAATTATAGTATATGGACTTAATCTCAAAACTATTAACTCTACATAACCAATTGAAGGTTTATCATTGGCAAACTGATAGCTATGCACAACATCAAGCTTTCGGTGGTGCTTATGACGCATTCACTGGACATATTGATCAATTTGTAGAAGAATTCATGGGACAATATTCAAGAATAATGAATAAAGAAGGATTTAAAACCGAATCATCCAATATCACTGATAAAGATCCAGAGAAATTTATTGAAGAATATATACAATACTTAATAGTTGAATTGCCTAAAGGTCTAAATGAAAAAGATACAAACTTGTTAAACATAAGAGATGAAATGTTAGGCGAATTGCAAAAACTCAAATACCTACTCACACTAAAATAAGTAATAATACATAAACACTTTATAAGTCTGGGTAGGATAAAACTTACTCAGACTTTTTTATTGACAAAATTAACCGTCAAACTATCATAAACATATGAAAATCAAAATATTGAAAAATATTGATGTAGACATTGACAAAACCAAACTCCACGAAGTTTGGCCAAAATATCTCCACCGCAATGATGTTTTTAATGTTGACAAAATTGAAACCATCTGCGAAGATAAAGTCAATCTGGTACTCGACAACGGTGATGTCCTACTGGAAGTACCAAACAAGTCATTCACTCCAGTTTTCTAAAACAAAAGTGTTGACTACGATCAGTTTCAATGGTAAATTGATCATGTTCTTTAAATCATAATGTCCCTATAGCTCAAATGGTTAGAGCATCCGCCTTCTAAGCGGATGATCCAGATTCGATTTCTGGTGGGGATACCATCTTTTTGAACATATTTATAAATTTGTATATATTTATATGTTCAAACTTCTCTAAAAAAGAAGTTGATTCTTTGAAAATTTGCGGTAAGATAAAGAAGTAGTAAGTAATTTGTTCTTTCAGCATGGTGGGAGAAGCACTCCTCTAGAACATCTTCGTATGGCGGAACTGCCTTGACCTTTAATCAAAGGGAGTCACCAACGAAAGAAACAAATTACTGTTGACAAAAGAATAAATCGTGGTAAGATAAAAAAGTAGTAAGTTCTTTAACAAATTTTAATGGCCTTGTAGCTCAGTTGGTAGTAGCAGAAGCCTTTTAAGCTTTTGGTCGTGGGTTCGAGTCCCACCGGGGCCACCATTTTAACGGTCTGTTCGTCTATCGGCTAGGACACTGGACTTTCACTCCGGTAAGAGGGGTTCGATTCCCCTACAGACTACCAATTGTTTGAGTGTATCAGCAAGAAAAACACTCTGGTGGAGGGTAAATAACCAAAATGCCCCTAGAGTTGGAAGTCTCTTAAAAAACTTCTTGGTTGCGGGGATGAGTCATGGTATACTCTGTTTGTTGGGTGGATAGAGTGTTCAATAAACACACCCAACACAATTTTTAATTTGTTCTTTTGATAATTTTAGTTGGTGGAAAATAGAGTATCAGATTGATGGAACGCTGAAAAGCGTACAAACCTGAGAAAAAAATGATAATTGTGAGTCAATAAAAAACGCTAGTTCGTTGAAATAAACCTCCGTGTATTATCGAAACCAACACAATTTAATAGCTGGCGGCAGGTTAGATCTGGGGGTGGCTCATAACCACTCATTAAGTAGGTGCGATTCCTACGCTTCAGCAACCATTTGAATTGGAGCGCTTTCAGCAAAGAAACAGGTTTCATAAGCCAGTTTAAGTGGGGGCAGCACCCACCGTTCCAACCATTTACGCCCGGAGAATACCCGATTAATAGGACACTTGAGTTGGTTCCCCACCAGAGGATTAAAGCGCCAATTAAAAGACCGGCGACAATTTTAGATGTTGACAAAACATCAATGTGTGATAAGATAAATTTAAGTTAGTTCTTTAACAAAACAATTTGCGGGGTGGAGCAGCCCGGATCAGCTCGCTTGGCTCATAACCAGGAGGTCACAGGTTCAAATCCTGTCCCCGCTACCATTTAGTGGCCTCAAGATGTAAGGTGCATGGGGAGACTTATAATCTCTATAATCGCTCGATTGGCGTTCTGGGCAGTTCGATTCTGCATGAGGCTACCATTTTATTAAATCAATGGATTTTTAATCCCAAAGATTTTCGTCCTTTTCCTTTATTTTTTGCTCTACAAGTATCAAGTTGGGAATCACAATTAGGACAGACTAATCTAAAATTAGAATATTTGTTGTTGTTGGCATAACCATCAATATGGTCTACCCACAATCTAATAGGATTTCCATTCCAGTTATTTCCATTTACTCCACACAATGAACATTTATTTCCAAAATCTTCACACAACATTGAATATATAAATGGTCTAGTTGGTATATTTGGATATGTGCCTGATTTAATCTGTTCTTTCATTATAGATGATTGATATTTTTGTTGGCACTTATTAGTGCAATATACACCACCAGATGAAGAATGATGGATAAAGTTTTTATTACAACATTTACAAATTGAATTAAATGTTTTCATTTATTCTCCTTGTAGTCATAATATCTTTGAAGTGATTGTGATTGTTTAAGTTTTTGATTTTTGAAATAATACCGCATTTGTCTTTCACGACGAGCATTTAATTTTTCTTCTTCAGTTTTATATTTTTGTTTTCTACCCATATATAATACATATATGAATGATTGTTAAAAGTAGAAAAAAAGTAGAAAAATCTTAAATAAGTCAGTTGACTTTTGAAAAGTTTGTGGTATAGTTATTGTATAAGATTAAATGGCTAGGTAGCCCAACGGCAGGAGGCAGCACTCTCAAAAAGTGTCCAGTGTCAGTTCGAATCTGACCCTAGCTACCATTTTTCTGAAAAACTTGTTTGACAAGTAAGTAAGATGTGATAAGATGAAAGAGTAGTAAGTGATGGTTCTTTAAAAACTTTTAGTGGGCAAGTGGCGAAATTGGAGAACCGCAAGGGACTTAAAATCCCTTACATTAGAAACGCTGTGGGTTCGAATCCCACCTTGCCTACCATTTTTAATTGAGAAGGTTGTAGCGAATGGCGCAGCAGGAGGTCGGTACCCAAAGTTGTAGACACGGGGAAAACCGCCGATTAACGATATAACTACGAATAGACGTTATGTATGTGGGTTCAAGTCCCATCAACTTTTTCAATAGTTCTTTAACAATTTAAGATAGTGGCGGAACAACAATTAGTTTAGTTGTAACGCACAATATATGGCGTTGAAAAACGTTGTATATTGGTTGGAGTAGGAATCATGGAGGGTAAGTCTATGGAGAATTTGAGGTCGTACAACCTTGGATTTGAGCGTATCGGGATCGTAGCTAAAATATAAATGATAAATCGTAGCCCGTTGTGGGAAAACAAATCCCATCAGTCATTAACACAAGGAGTAATTACCCGTGTGGATTGTGGATGAATAACCAGTCGTGATTCTGAAACTTGGAGGTAATCATTAGTCCTTCCTATTTGAATTTAATGCGGGTCAAGTGTAAAGAGGGCACGTTAGTCTACCAGACTAAAAGGCGAAATGCAAAGTTCGGACCCGCTCCATTTTTAGTAATGGCTCTGTGATGTATGGTGCATGGGCAGACTTATAATCTGTATAATCCCTAGATTTGGGTGCTGATAGGGTTCAATTCCCTACGGAGCCACCATTTTTGAAAAGTAAAAGTATTTACGGGTCAATAGCTCAATGGTTAGAGCGTAGAACTCATAATTCTTTGGTTATCGGTTCAAGTCCGGTTTGACCCACCATTTCAAAGTAATAAAAAACCCCGTCATTAATTTGACGGGGTTTAATTGTTTTGGTTTGTTAGATTGAACCAGTAGGTTCTGGATCTGGAGGTGTAGGAGACATAATAGTTAATGTTGCTGGATTGCTATTAACTGTTTGTCCGTTGTTTCCAGAAACGAGTACGGTGTAATTACCTACATCACTATCTTGTACACTTTCAATTGTATAACTGGAACTTATTGCATTGGTAATAGTGGAACCATCTTTGGACCATTGATAAGATAGATCGGATGGACCACTTGCAACTACAGTAAATGTTACTGATGAACCAGTTGGAACAGCTTGATTTGCTGGTTGTTGTACAATTGCTGGTGGAGTCCAAGGTAGAGGTAGAATTACTACTGGTGGATTGATTTGATTATCAATTTGAGTTTGTACAGATGATTCGTAACTATTTTTTTGTTCAGTACCGATTGAATCCCAGACCCAACTAATAACTTGATCTTGAGTTAATTGATTATAAGGAGTGAATTGTGAACCAGAATGATATGTTACTCCTGTTGCACCATAAACTCTACCGTTGTATGTGATATTATTTACTGTTTCGGAACCAACGCAGTCCCAATGAACAGTAAATACTACATCAATGTTTTGTTCGTATGTGGGATAACATTCCATTGTACCCACTCTCCAATTGATTATTGCGCTCATGTTGTTTTATTAAATTAAGGTTGTGAACTACCAGTTGGTTGCCATGGTAGAGGTAAATTTACGATTGTAGGATTGATCATTTGTTGAACTTGTTCGGTAACATAATTATCAATTGCATCTTTTTGATTGCCAATTTCTGCAAATACCCATCCCATAACAATTTGATTTGTTAATTGGTTGAATGGAACAAAGCTACCACTGTCCCACGAACCACTATTTACTGTTAATGGTGTAGTATTTGGGTAGTATGTTTTTACTTCGCTTCCACTTTGTGGACCTACTTGAGCTATACCAGAACCGATACAACTCCATCCTACTTTAACTACTACATCTGTATATTGATCGTATTGAGTATAACATTGTATACTGTCTACATTGTAATTGATTGTTACTGCCATAAATTATATTTAATCCTTTCGGCATATAAATATTGACAAAATTCACAATCGTGTTAGTATTTATTTATAAATAAAAAATATATATGGCACACTTTGTAAAACTATCGGTATTGGATCCTGGACATGATGATATGGAAAATACAACCAATAGAAAGTATAATCCACAGTTGATTAACTTGGATATGGTAATTAATGTAGAACAGTCTAAGGTTCACAGTTTAATTTTCACCAAGAATAATTCAACACACCCAATTAGAGTTAAGGAGAGTTTGGATGAAATAATTGCATTGTCACGGGGATGTAATAAAGTTTTGAATGGATGACTTATACTTATATGAGTATGATAAAAAAGTTTTTTAAAGCAGTTATTGATAAATTTGGTTGTGATGAGTGTCATAATGAAGAATTATTGATGGCTGTTTTGGAGAGTAACAAACAACAAATTGAAAGGTTAAATAATATTATGTCAGCACTAACTAATTTACAAGAAGCATTGAATCGTTTGACTACCGCAACTGATAATGCAGTAACTGTATTGAACACTCCACATCCAACTGAAGAAGCACTACAAGCTGCTGCTGATTTGGTAAATTCACAAGCTGCTCGTTTGGAAGCTGCTAGTGATAACGATCCAACTACTGTAGCCTAATTTACAAGTATGTTTGGATCAACAGAAGGACACAGACCACAACAGAAACTAAGTATAAAAGATACAAGTGAAGTTGTGTGTGATACATGTAAAGGTAATGTATTTAATCAAGGAATGTTTTTGCGTAAGGTAAGTTCATTACTTACTGGACAACCAAAGGATTCTTATTTGCCTATTGATGCTTTTTATTGTGTCAAGTGTCACACGGTTAATGATTGTTTTATTCCAGATGAATTGAAGAATAAGATTCAATTGATTTAATTGTAAATGTACAAAACAAAGACCCTACAGATTTTAATGTCTGTGGGGTTTTTTATTTATATTTATGTATATGGATGCTGATACAAAGAAAGAATTTATGTCATTGTTACCCGAATTATTTGCGGTAATAAAAAATAAATTGAATTTACAAACTACACCCAAGATTGTTCTTAAAAAAGATCAAGATAATTCAAACAATATCTTGGGTAAAACTGCTTACTATAATCCAGCAGATAAAAGTATTACATTATTCATTCTAAATCGTCATCCAAAAGATATACTTAGATCATTTGCACATGAATGTATTCATTTGTATCAACATGAAAACAATATGTATGGTATTGGTGAAAATGAATCGGGTGATACTCATTATGCACAAAATGATACTGAATTGAGAAAAGCTGAAAAACAAGCATATCTCCTAGGAAATATGATGTTTCGTGATTGGGAAGATAGTAAGAAGTAATTAATACATTATTACTTTTACCATTGGAATTAAATCTTTTACAAAACCTTCGTCAATTAAGTATTGTGCAATTCTGTCAATTTGAGGTTTGATATCCTTGAATTTGGTGCCGTCTCTGTTATGAACCTTAATTAACTTCTCATCTTCAATTGTAACTTCAATTCCATAAAATATTCCGTCAACAATTTTAGATTTTTGCTTTTTCATAGGCTTTAGTTCACTTATATAAATATCAAATGTAATCTTTAATAGTTCTTTTAATTTGACATTTTAATATTTTATAGTATAGTCTAAATATATGGATCTTAATGTTAAAAAAATCAACGAAAGCTTGGAAAAAGCAGAAGCTACTTCTTTGGAACCATGGTACAGAACCAATAAGTATGGTGATTGGATATTAGACCACCTTACCTATGGTTGGCGTATCTATTACAGATATTATGATGTAAAAAGATGGATTATTAGTACCTATCAACGAATTCGTTATGGTGTAAGTGATAGTGAATGTTGGAGTTTGGATTATACATTTACGAATTTTATTCTTCCCAGACTAAAACACTTCAAGAAGATCAATGTTCATACACATCCACCTGATATTACATATGAACAGTGGCACCAAATCTTGGATGAACTGATTTGGACATTTGAATATATGCATGATGAAGAAAAGTTCAATCCAATGCCTCCAATTATGTATGTCCGTAATAATATGGATGATTACTTTAAAAATATTAACCGTGAAAAAACACCAGAACAAAAACAAGCTTGGAATGACTATCTTAAGAAATCTAAAGAATTGGAAAAGCGTCGTAAAAAAGGAATGCAATTGTTCGTAAAATACTATCAACAACTATGGGATTAAATTATACACCGCCAGATTGGAACGAATGGTTTTTACAAGGAGTTTATTGGGTTGCAAGTAAATCCAAAGATCCTAAGACAAAAATTGGCGCTCTTATTGTAAAAGATAAACGAATCATTTCAACAGGATACAATGGTATTCCTATTGGAGTAGATGATAAAAATGAATTGCGTCATGAAAGACCAGAAAAATATAAATGGTATGAACATGGTGAACGCAATGCTATTTATGCTGCTGCCAAGTATGGTATAAACACTGATGACGCAATTCTTTATACCAATGCGCTTCCATGCGCAGATTGTGCTAGAGGAATCATTCAAAGCGGCATCAAATGTGTTTATATACATCAACAATTCAATGATTTATGTAACGCAACACAAAGAGAACAATGGAAGGGACATGACAATGCTACTTTCACGATGTTCAATGAATCTGGGGTGGAAATTCATACCATTGATAGAATTTTAGGATGCAAAGCATATTTTGACGGAAAAATGTTTGACATTTAAAAAAAGTGTGGTAGTCTGTTCATATGATCAATAATAACGAACTGTTCGCTAAGGTACTGGCTGATAATCCTCTTCCGTACCATTTTGGTGACAAGGTAAACACTAACCGTGGTATTGGTTATATCAGTGGTTATAATTTCAAGGACCGTGAAAAGACTTGGAAGTTTACTATTCGTCCACATGGATTGCCTAATTATTATATTGATGTTGAAACTGTATATGGAAAGGTAGAATAAGTTATGGAATTTGAATCAAATGCAGATATTCTAAGAGATTTAATGAATCAACTACATACACTACACAAAGAAAATGCTAGGTTGCTTCAGAAAATTGAAGATTTAGAGAAACACAATGAAGAGTTGAATCGTAAGTTGAAGAGTATTCAATCATTATTTCTATGAAAATCTTTTTAGCATTTTTTATTAATTTGGCACTATCGTTGTTTGCAAGTATATTGCTTTATAAGTTATTTAAAGTGGATGTATCACCTACAATTATTTCTATTGGATTGATTGTTGCGTATATGTTTTTACCACAACGATTTCACGATTGGATTGCTGAAAAATGAATATTAGACCTTCACAATGTTTTGAATGCGAGACAGGTACATACATAGATGTTACTGTCAATTATTTCTCACAATTAAGTGGGGGAAGAAGTCTTGTAACTAAAGATGTTACAATTCAACGATGTGATACTTGTGGTGCTGAAATCATTGATTCAAAAGCGTCACAAATAATTGAATCAAACATTGAACGTAATTTTCCCGGTCATTACGATAAATGGAAAACCAAGAACAAACCCAGATTATGAACGCCCACGTTCCGGAAGAAATTAAATCTAAATATCCACACATGGAATTTAGGGGTAAACAACGTCAGATGAACGATAGAACTGTGATTGAAGCATACAATCCTGCAACTAATCAGACTTTTTTCTATAGCTTTGATGAGGATTTCTTTTGGTTTCCCGGTCAAATTCCAGACTACAAACTTCCAAAAAGTATCTTGACTTAATATAAATCTTTGGTAATCTAGACTTATGAGTGAACAAACATATATGAACCTAAAAGATGCAGTAAAGCGTCCTGTACTCAGTGAGAAGACTGTTAACCGTTCTAACAAGGCATTTGTTAGGATGGTTGATAGCTACCAGAAATGGAATGAGTCTATCACTGCTGATGAGCTACGTGAGACATATGAAGATGACATTTTTAATTGTCTCTTTGAATATGACTTGGATGGTTATAATTTGGCAGAGTTTCTAAGGGATAAGGTTCATCTTGAGCCAGATGCTGGACTTGTAGATATTTTGGATGATATGATCTATGTCAAGAAGTCTTTAGAAGATGAAATGTTGAAACAATGGGTTAAGGAAAACTTTTTGACTATTTCAGATGATGTAGTTGGTAAGAAAGTTAATGCTAAACAGGGTATTCGTAAGTATGAGAATCTCTACATTACTGGAATTAGACCAGACACTTATCAAGTGACCATTAGTGATGATCCCAAGAAATACGGTGGTTATATTGTTGGATTTGAAAATGTAACTTTTGTTGATTAATATGAATGTAGGACAATTAATTGAACAATTAAAGAATTACCCTCAAGATTTACGGGTAGTTGTTAATGGTTATGAAGGTGGATACAATGATGTAGACATTTTTGAAAATCTCAAGATTGTGCTTAATTATCATGAAGAATGGTATTATGGCAAACATGAGGATGCTGAGTCTCTTTATGGCAACAACGCTGAACAGTTAAAGACCACTGCGGTTGATGCATTGAGAATTGGGTAAAATGAGCGTTAAGGATACATCCATAATTCCCAAGGGAGATTATTGTTACACTTGGAAAGAAGTTCCTAGTGAAAGTAACAACTATCGTGGTAAGGTAAAACAATGCCCATACTATGATGTAAAAAATGTCAATGGTGTGGAATTTCCGTGGTGTAATTATTTAGAATTGGGTGGCACTCCCGGTGATGAAAAATGGAAGGGTTGGGAAGATCATAACAAAGCAGATGAAGTTCTTACAGAACACTTTGGTAGCAAAGAACAAATGGAAGATAAACTGCCTTTGTTTCTACTATTTGATAGTTGCAAAGAATGTGGCGTAAATACTGAATATGAAAAATACTCGTAGATATCGTGAGAAGTGTAATGCCGGCACTATTGGTATAACTTCTACATACGCAAATGAGCGTATTCACGATTTTATCAAGGGTTGGGGAACCATATCCAAAGATGGTAAATCTGTTCTTTGGGATACGTGGCGACCACCAACCAAAAAACAACGTGAAAAACTTGAACGACATTGGAAGAAAAATCCTCCGTTCTCAAAGATCATTTTTCCAGTTATCAACAAAGTGATGCCAGAGTTGACCATTGATCAACTAGTTTCAGTTCAACCCATGACGAATCCACCTTCTGGTTCTAAATTTTTATGAATTTGAGTTGACTTTCTTTAAAGTCGTGGTAAATTGATTGTATGAAGATTGACATTCAAAAGGTTGACCTCACCCAATTTATGGTGCATGAACATTCACTTAATGGTGAAATTGTTTATTTGATTCAACCACAACATATCGGCACCAAGTGGACTCAAGACAACAAGCACATGCGTAGTGTGGTTGTGAATTATGCTGGTGAAGTTATCAGTGCAGGCTTTCCTAAGTTTACCAACTGGGGTGAGAATCCCGATCACTTTCCTGTTCCTAATTCATTGAAGCATTGCACCGTGGTTGAAAAGCTTGATGGTTCATTGTTGATTGTTAGCAAGTATAATGGTCAATATATTCTGCGTACCCGTGGAACTGTTGATGCTTCTATTATGGCTAATGGTCACGAACTTGAAATTTTCAAGAACGCCATTCTGAAGAAACTGGATGAATTGCCAGTTGATGTTACCGGTAGTTGGAACTATTCAATGTTGTTTGAGTGGGTTAGTCCTATCAACAAGATTGTGTTGAACTATGGTGATGAACCAGATTGGTATTTGGTTGGTGTAGTAAATCACATCAATTATTCATTGCAAATGCAAGATACACTAAATGAATTTGCAAGAGTGGCTGATTTAAAGCGTCCTGCTACTTATACTTTTTCTAGTGTTCAAGATCTGTTAAAGGATGTTGACCAATGGAGAGGTAAGGAAGGTGTGGTTGTTTATTCAAAGAATGACCAAATGCTTCACAAGGTAAAGGGTGCTTGGTATCTTGCTCTACATCATATGAAGAGCGAGCTAAGCAATATAGAAAAAGTTATAGATGTATGGTTGGAACAGGGTATGCCTGACTATCAGACTTTCTATAACTATATCTTTACCACCTTTGATTATGAGTTAGCAGAACAGGTTAAAAGTATGATTAGCCGTATTTGTGATGCTAAGAAGGAAGTGGATATGATTGTGATTGGTATGAATGAGTTTGTGAATAACCGACTCAAGACTCTACCTACTCGTAAGTTACAGGCTGAACAAGTAATTTCAGCTTATGGTAATACTAATAGAGCTTCATTTTTGTTCAAGTTGCTTGATGGTAAGTCGTTAGGCAAGGAAGAATATAAGAAGTTACTATTTCAAGTATTGAAGAACTAATACTAACCCCACTATTAATTTAGTGGGGTTTTTATTTTCTCCATATATTTATATTTAATATGACTAAAAATGAACTTAAAGATTTAATCAAAGAATGTTTGCAAGAAGCAGCAACATCAGAAAATTTTATAACATTTAGAATTTCTGGTGGATATAATTTTAAAACAAAACCACCAACAGAATCTAAATTTATACTCACAATTGGATCAACAGAAGATTTAATTGAATTGTTAAGTCAAACAGACAATATGCAAATAATGCAATTGGCATCCGAATTGAAAAAACATATACCATAACTTTTAAACATTAATTATCAACCCCACTATTAATTTAGTGGGGTTTTTTATTTCAATTCAATATTTATATTGATATGACTCAATCAGAATTAAAGCAATTAATCAAAGAATGTTTGTGTGAAATAAATTTTAATTCAGATACAAATAAAAATCCTTCAAAAGTTGATAATTTTCTTAATCGTTTAGATAATGCTATTGTAAAAAATCCAAGAATGGTTAGTGGTAAGTTAATTGTGGATTTAACAACTCAAATTGAATCTATTACAGTTGAATTAATATTAAAAGAAATCAAAAACAAATAATATGACCAAAACACAATTGAAACAATTGAGTTTTGAATTATCCAATCATTTGCCAGAAAATCATATTTAAACTATGAAAAAAGACATTTTAAACGAAACATTTCAAAGACACATTAAACTTCTACACAAGAAGTTGAATTTAAATGAAAGTGTTGATATCAATCAAGTAGCATCTACATTACAATTTAAACTCGTAACCAAACAAAAATTAGTATACAAATATGTTGAAAACGGTAAACCTGGTTCTATGTCTCCAATGACATATACCAAATCCACAGTTCAACAACCTGTTGTAACCACAACAACAGATGGTAAAGAAACACAAAATACTGCTGAAGTTGGTGATATTATAATGAGTGGTGCTACTGGAGAAAATTATGTGGTTAAAGCAGCTAAGTTACCTAAACTATATACTGGTAATGTAGGTAGTGATATTTATCCAGAACAATCACCAAGACAAGTTGCTTTATATAGTGGTGAACCTATAACATTCAAAGCGCCATGGGGAGAAGATATGGTAATTAAACCAGGTGATTATTTGGTAAAAGATCCTGCCAACACTGGTTATTATAGAATTGCCAAAGTAGAATTTGAAAAGACATATAATAAACTATAAGTTAAAATAGTAATCAAAGACCCCGCTATTAATTTAGTGGGGTTTTTATTTTAAGTCAATATTTATACTTATGTCTAAGAAAGATTCTCGTCAATTACAACAAGAAACATTATCATCAATAATATCTGATGCTTCTACAATAATATATGCTTTATTGTCTATACCTGTTTTTAGTTCTTTAATTTTTACAATGTGTAAATTGTTTATTCACACAGTATTGCCAAAATCACTTATAAAATTTGAAAAAGACAATATAAATTTAATTGATAAGTTGTTTAATTTTACCACATACATTGTAAAATTTTTAAGTAAGTTTGCATCCATTTATATTAAAGGAATACAAAAGATTTTATCAACAATACCAAAATATAAAAATTTAAATGAATCAGATAGAAAAAAGATTGCGGTTGGTATATATTACACTATTACTATAGGATTTGCAATCAAAGTAATTAAAGTAATCTTGATTAAAAAAGGACTATCTGCTGACGGTACCGTTGTTAATTCTTTAAAACAATCAATTCTTGATGGATTAAAAGCAACAACACATGACTTTGATTTTGACAATATAGATGGTGAAGGAGGGGAAGCTTTATTTTCTAAAGGTCCATTAGCTCCATTATCATCTTCAATCACTGGACTAATATCTAAATATTTAAACATTCATGAACAATCACTAAATGAAATAGATTTTGCACCTGGTTTTAGACCAACACAAGATTTAACCATAGTTTCAACTGTAACTGGTAGTGATGTAGACCATTTAAAAAAATATGTACTAGAATTACATAGAGTTTTAACGGCTAATTTTGGTAATGATGTACAGTTTGAAGAAAAATTAAAAATGTCTATATTACCAAATAAAGACAAACAAATTGAAACCACATTCACCATTATTGATATAATTGATGAGTTAATGTCAAAAACAGTAAGAGAAAATCTACAAGATATACATGAACAATTAACAATGTGGTCAATAAATCAAGATTTAGTAATAGATTTTACTTTCAAGATTAAAAAATAAATAATAAAAAACCCCACCGTTAAAAGTGGGGTTTTTGTTTATCAGTCTTTCTTCTTTGGTTTACCTGGTCTTTCACCATCTTTTGGTGGACCGTCATGTTTTGGACCTCTTGGACCGCCTGCTGGTGGTCCAAAACTTCTCAATAACTTACGATCATCATCACTGACCTTGGTGCGTTCTTCCTTGTCCAACTTACCGTCTTTGTTTGCGTCATATTTAGTAATTAATTCAGTACGTTGCTTCTTTTGTTCCTCAGTCAACTTTGGACGGGGTGGACGGCCTTCACCTGGAGGTGGACCTTTTGGACCTTCTTGAGCATTTAGGGTAAATGCTGCGGCTAACACTAATAGATACTTATACATATATTTTCCTTTTGTTTAGTAACCACCATAGATTACACTCTATATATACCACATCATATACACCTAACAAACATCTTTTACACCTCCTTTACAATTTTTTCTTGACTTTATAACAACTTATGTTACAGTAACAACATGAGTACAATTTATATCGCTGTTGGATTGCCTGGAAGCGGTAAATCCACATACGCAAAGAACTTTATTAAAGGAAAAGACATTGAATACCTAAGTAGTGATGAATTACGAGCTGTATTTGGTAAAAGTGAAGAAGATCAAACGGTAACTCCACTTGTTTTTGGTCACATCAAAAGAAAGGTTGACGAATTTCTAAAAGATGGTAAAAATGTATTGGTTGATGCAACCAGTGTAAACCGTAGAGAACGATCTGATTATATCAACACAGCAAAGAAATATGGCGCAAAAGTAATTGCTCTTGTTTTCAAGATGGATCGTGCTGGTTTGATTGCACGAAATCAAAAAAGAGGCCAAGAAGGTGGCAGAGTTGTGCCTGATTGGGTTATTGACAAAATGTTGGCAAAGTATGAAGAACCTTCTACCAGTGAAGGTATTGATGAGGTAATTTATGTTTGAAAGACCGCTAAAACTAATTCATAATGATGATCACCGTGTATATTTCACCAGTGATACTCATTTTAACCATGACAAAGCTTTTATCTACGAATCCCGTGGATATAAGAACCGTTATGAACACAATGATGCATTGATTGAAAAGATCAATGAAGTAGTGCGTCCACAAGATACACTAATTCATCTGGGTGATTTTTGTCTGAATATTACCCCGCCTGAATTCAAAGAAATTCTAGCACGAATCAATTGTCAAAACATTGCTTATATTTGGGGCAATCATAACAGCTGTATTCGTAAGCATTATGAAGATGCTGTTGCTGGCCATTTGAATATGGTTAGATTCACTGGTAACAGTCCTAATGATGGCATTGAAGTGTATCCATATGCAATTGGTAAACTAACTTATCTGGGTTATTATAAGGAACTGATTGTAAATGGTCATATGATTGTTATTCATCATTACCCACACCAGATCTTCAATCAAATGCAAAAGGGTGCTTGGCAGTTGAGTGGTCATAGTCACTACACCAATCCAACCACTCAAGTAGAATATCCAGACAATAAAATTCTGGATGTTGGTTGGGATGGTCATGGCAAACCATTGTCTTTCCCAGAAATTCAGAAGATTATGATGAATAAAAATCATGTCAAGCATGATAAACATCATTAAGTATACAAATCCCCTCCGTAAAAAGAGGGGATTTTTTGTTGACTTGTTATAAAAACCGTGGTAGATTGAGTTTGTTATGTCAAAACCATACATTCACGCTCAAAGTTCCGTCCGTAAATTCGGCGGTCAGCCACAGGATTATGAACCTATTCACGCCTTTATGGATTGTAGTAAGGGTGCAATTGCGGATAACCGCCATCGTGCTTTAACACACAATAGTTGGTTTCTTAGTAATATTTTGGAACGGGTAAAGTTTGCCAATAGTGGTCCAGAAACCAGTGACCATCGTTTTCCTACTATTATTAATAGTGATGGACGTAGTGTAAGTGTGCGGGATATTGGTGAACAACATTGTTTGGAAGACTTTGCTAATAAGTTTATTCCTTCAGCCCAAGACTATCTGGCTGAAATGGAGTTCAAGAGTTGGATGCAGAATGGTATTTCACATCCTCCTAGCTTTGTGAAGATTGATGAAGGTCGTAAAATCCGTGCTAAAAATGGTTTGACTTCTAAAACTTTCGGTGGTAGTATCAAGAACGTAATCGGAGACTAATAAAACAAAACAAAACATATGAAAGAGTCACTTAAGAAAATTGAAGAGCTAAAGAATCAACTCAACACAGTTAAGTCAGAACTCCAGAAGGAGTTTAAGGCTGAACTAAAGAAGATCTTTGTTGATAATCCTACACTGGACAGCATTGAGATGTATCTTAATAACCACGAATTTAATGATGGTGGCGCAACCTCATTCTATATTGGATATGAAGATCTCAAGATTGTAGTAGAAGGTGAAGAAGTTGAACGTGAGTGGGATAATGCAACGAAGGAATATAAACCAAATCCAGTGCTTGAATCACTAATTGAACTTTTTGGTGATGTTCA